ATTTGTCTCTGTGCTGTAGTTGCTGCGGCATTATCAAATACTACAGTTAGTGTTGGACTCTCTCTTAAAAATGTTTGACATTGATCAGTGGTTTGTGCATATACATCATCTAATAAATCGAAATCAAGAAATGGTGCTTGGAATGAACCTGTAATTTCAAATACTTTACGATATGCAGACACTCCTACGTTAGAGTTATGACCCCAAAGTATTTCTGCATTTTGATTTAATGATATATCAAATGATTGTAGTTCTGCTACAGTTACCAAGGCACAACAACATCCAGTGGCAGCTTGTAATACTCCATGAGCAAATGTAAATGGTTCAAATTGACATGCAGCTCTACCAACTGTTTCACTTGCTGGACATGCATCTATTGTAGTACTTCTATTACATTGAGCATAACTTATATCTGCGGTTGCCCTTACTGGTTCTCCTATTGCACTTCTTAATGATATACTATTAACTATTGCTCCTCCCATTATTCTTATATTATTAGCGGCACACATGGCTGTTTGACAGATACCTACTTCAACACTACCAGAACTTACATCTTTACTTCCGACACTACTTGAATTGTTCCATGTATATGTATAAGGCCCGGCTCCTGCTGGGAACATACACCCAGATAAATCTTCATCAAATATAAAACTATTAAACCATGGATTACTAACTACAAAATCAATGCTGGCAGAACCTCTACTTTGACCATAGGCATATGTCTTCGGTTCTATACTATTTAATTGGTTTAAAACTATAGGTGAATTTGTCCAAGTATGACCAGTCAGTTTTTGTTCCAGTCCAAATACCTTGTTTCTGGTTGATACACAAATGGCTTCATTAAAGTTTGTTTCAAAGTCATACTGAATATATGCATACGCACCAGTTTGAACTACCATATTATATTATCACGACTATTCGTTTATAAAGATTATACAAAAGTAAAGGATTCCACATCTCTATACTTGACTGTTAACACTGTTCTAAATTTATTCCTCATCTCGGCACTCATATCTTCTGATCCCATAATTATCACATCAAGAAATCCCTCTGCGCCTCTTCTGATTATATTCTTTAGTATATTTGATACAGTTTTAACCATGTTATTATGCATTTCTATTCCTTTATATGATCTTAAATCTATCTTTAATACTAGTTCATGCCAGTGGGCATCTCCATGTAGTTGAAACGGTCTTATTGTTTCAGGCATAGGAGTGATATATAATCTAGGTCTAGTTCCCCCGCCAAATCCAACTGATTTAATATCCCATACTATTTGTATATCAGGTTTCGGGGCACTACATACCTTACTACTATTCCAACCATCACTAAACTCTTGTTTTAAATCGGCTACTACATCATAAGTTATTACAGTCATATCTTTCTCCCAAATGATCCACTTACTTTACCATAATCTCTACCTGATTGTCCACTACCTTCTCTACTTACAGGAGCACTTGTAGTTTCAAAATGTCCTATCTTTTCTCCAAAGGCCTTTGCGGTTATGGCATCAGCAAATGGTAACGGTGAGTCTCCTGCCCATACTATATCTTTCCAACCAACCTGCATTTCATTTTGTGAGTTTTCCCATCTTGTCAATACTCTATCAACATACCATGTTGGATCTATTCCCTTAGATTTAATCTTTTGACCAACCTTCCATGCAATACTGTCAACTTCATTTTCTGATAGATTTGTGTTCTTTCCACCATCTTTAGTATTAATAATCCATTCTTTTAATCTATCTAGATTAGGCCATGTGCCCGGTAACGTTCCCTGATTAATTGCAGCCGGTGCCCATTCTTTACTTCCAACTATATGTTCCTCTGGCCAATGTTTAATATCATCTGCGGCACCGTCATAGTGTTTCTTTATTGTCATAATTTCCTTTTGTAAGTCTTCCATTAACTCCCAACCCATATCATCTAAGTATTTTGATACAAACATTTCCCAATCATTATCTCTTATCGTGAACATTTATGTGGTAACTACGTATATCTCCTCTCTATTACGTATTATTCTATCGACATCTCCTTGCCATCTGTTAACAATTTTATCTATATCTAACTGACTATCTGCACCCAAAGGTAATTGATCCATACGGAAGCTAGTACTTAGTATTTCAATGGCAGTCAACTTTACGGCAGCCTCTTCTATATCAGTTGGTATTACTATGGCCGCCGGACAGTCTCCCGGTTCACCACCATATCTATATGTAATTCTAATCCTATTCTTTCTCATGACACTGAACAAAAATCCTCTAACGTATAATTCTCCTCTGTCTGGAATCTCTTCAAATCTACCGCCTACCTGATCTGCAACACAAGTATAACTACCAGATGTTCCACCCCATATTTCAAATTTATCACATGAGCATGTATCTAAAGTTTGTACCATTCTATGTTTTAATGAAATTAGTGTACCCCATCCAAAATTATATATGAGTGGCATATCATGTGTTTCATTTGTTATAGTTCTAATTCTCCAAGCATGACCTGTTCTACGGTCAATCTTATCTTGTGCCCTTTCAATTAGTTTTACTATTTGATCATCATTTGGTACAGTTGTTGCACATATAGGTATCCTTAAGAAGTCTGCCACATCTTCAACTGAGGCATATATAGCTGGCATATCAGTAACTCTCCTCTATGGTAAATCCGAATGAACCGGACTGATCAAATATAACACACATACAATCTAAATATTCTACTTCTCCCTCCCAAATTCCAGCACAGCAATTAGTAGCATTACCAGTACCACCAGTAAATAGGGCACCACTTACGGTTACTGTACATGCATTTTCTGACAGACATATAGAGTTTCCGGCAGTACCAGTTACGACAGTTGTTAATGTGGATATGTCCATACATGCAGTAGATGTAACATCTCTAAGAGGTACGGTGATAGGGGTTCTAGTATCATTAGTAACGGAATCAGAGAAATCAGTGGCAGTAGCACAATTAGAAGTATCTATAGAAAATTGAGTATTATTAGCTTTAGTCCCCGCGACGGCTGTATATATAAGACCATTTACGGTAACTGTATTACCTACTACGGCAGTTGCAAATGTAGCTGTACCAGTTGCTTGAGTGGCAATTAGGGTATATGTAATAATTCCTCCCCCTCTACATGAATATACTATGGCACCACAAAATACTGATGTTCCATTAGGCTTCCAAACTTTCCAAGTACCTGTGGCAAAATTACAAGCACATGCCATACTAACTGCACATCCTGTATCTGAACAGTTTAGTGTTAAAGTCAGTGTTTTCGTAGATCCAGATTTTACGGTATAGTTTACATCATATCTTTTCATATTTATAGAACCGGCCATATATAATACTATATTTATTGCGTTCTATTTATTGATTTAGAAACATCTTGGTTTGATATAGTATTAGAAATATCTCCCCTAGATATAGCATTAACAGTATCGGCATTAGCCACGGTTCTAGTTGGAACACAGACACTAGGAAAAGAAAAAGGTAAGTCTACATATTTTAATCCATTTCCCACATTATATAATTTAGATATATCAGATGCCGTTAATTCTCTTTCCCATATATTTACCTCATCAATACAACCTAACCACGGTCTGCCTCCATCACTTTCTGCACCTATAGTTATCATACAATTATTTAATACTCCCCCCCGGCAACGGGCCTAATTTACAGGCACTTGCCAAAGTACCATCAAAATATAGATTTACGCAACATATATTATTATTAGCTGGTTTAGTTACAGCTACATGGTGCCAACCATCACACATTAATCCTGTTAGGGTTGCAAAAACTCTTCCAATATTAAAGCACATACAAGTCATAGCGAATTGTATTCTACAACCACCTATTTTATTTGCAAGATACCAGCCACCAACACCACCGGCTATTGAAGAAGTCTTTGTTACTATACTCTGTTCAGTACTTCTACAAGTTTTAACCCAAGCTGTTACACTAAAATCATCTGATTGAATGAAATCAAACATACATTCATTTGCCACACCTATATTAGCACAACTAAATACGGCAGCCGTATCATTACACATTGGGGTACCAGTTGATGTATATGCACAACATCCTGACCAAGTTCCATTATTACAACCAAAACAATCAGTGACAACATTCTCCATTCCCCACCAAGATATTAACATACAGTCAGTAAGACAGGCCATATATAATGAATTATTGTTTTAACTTAAAAATATTACTCGTAGATTATACCTAGTCGACCAGTAGTTCCAGATATATAGTCAATGAATATACCATCTCTCATAGGGTGATTAAAGTACGGCATTGATATCTCTCCACTTGTTGCACCAACCAAGTCTATTTCTATGACTTCTGCTCCAATTCCACCACATAATGTTGCCCCACTAGTCAATAATCTAGTGGCATTTGATGAGACTAAAGTAATACAATCTCCTACGGCTCCGGCATCTGCTGTTATTGTAACTGTTGCGGCTACGGCTGCACCTGTAACAGCATGAGTACAAATAGTAGCACAGCAAGGGTTCCTACAATCTGCTGCAAATGCGGCAGCTAAGGCTGTAGCGGCTTGACAACATGTACCAGTTATATCCCATTCTCCACATGCACATTCACAGGTATCAACTGCAAGATATATTAATCCATTAACTGTTACGGTATCGGCTGTTACTCCACCAGTAAATGTTGCACCAGATGTTAATAATGAACACATACAACTTGAAACTAATGTTATGGCATTACCGGCTGTACCTAATACATCAGTTGTAATAGTAACTACGGCACACATGGCTGCGGCTGTAACATCTCCTGTAGTACCTGCTGTACAATCACAATTAATTCTTAAAGCTAAATCTGTTGCCGTGGCATTATTTGATGTATCTGTACTAAAATTCATACATGCTCCTGCTCCACATACGGCTGTATATACTAAACCATTAACTGTTACGGTACATGCATCATTTCCACCTGATAAAGTAGCACCTGATACTGTAAGTGTACATATATCGGTTGTAGCCATTGTAATTGCATTACTGGCTGCACCTGATACTGATGATGATATTGTTACTACATTTGCACAGTTAGTTGCTGTTAAATCGTTTAATACTCCTGCTCTACAATCACAAGAGATTGCAGTATCCAAATTGACGGCTGCTGCACAGTTAGTCTCACCACAAACATCAAATAATCCACAACACGGAGTGGTCATACATGAGGCTGTATATAGTAATCCATTTAGTGTAACTGTATCTGCATCTACTCCACCTGTCATTGTTGCTCCACTTATTGTTAGGTTAGCAGCACAACTTGTTGCCAGTGTTATTGAGTTAGCGGCTGTACCACTACACGTAGGTATTAATGTTGATACTGCTGCACATGATGTTGAAGTTAAATCTTGTAATGTACCTGTTCTACAATCTGCGTTTAATGCTGCTGTTAAATCTATAGCGGCTGCACAGTTAGAAGTATCAATACTAAATTGAGTATCATTTGCTCTTGCACCTACTGTTGCTGTATATACTAATCCGTTTAATGTTACAAAGTCACCATTAACTCCACCACTAAATGTTGCACCACTTAATGTTATTCTTGCACCTGCCGTGGATGTCAGTGTTATTGCATTTCCAGCAGTTCCGCCTGTAATTGCGGTTGCTGTAACTACTGTGGCACATGATGACGCACATAAATCATCTAAACCCCCAGCTCTTGCATCCATACAAATAGAATCAGCCAAATCTGTTGCGGCTAAACAGTTAGATGTATCTATACTATATTCTGCACAACACATCTTTGCTCCTGCAACTGCTGTATATGTTAAACAATTAATTACTACTGTATCTGCATCTTTACCACATGTAAATCCACATGCTGATATGGCAAGTCTACATGCATTACTTGAAACTGCTGTAATACAATTAGCAGCAGCAGCAGCAACTACTGATACATATGTAACTACTCCTGCACAATTAGTAGCAGTAAATCCACATGTACAAGTTCCACATCTAGTATCATTTGTTATTGCACATACCAAGTCTGCGGCATCTGCTGTATCTGTACCATCTATTGAAAATTGAGCGTTTCCACACATCGCGCCTGTTACGGCAGTATATACTAATCCATTAATTGTTACGGTATCACATGCTAATGCAGCTACCAGTGTTACGGTTCCACATGCTGTTGATTGTATTGTTGAACATACCATAGTCATTGTACCAAATCCATGAACTTCTCCAACTGCACATGCTTGAGTAACTGTACCTGTTGCTGTAGCTTCTACTAATGCACATGAAACTGTTATAGTACCACAGGCTGTTCTTTCTTCTAAAACACAACATGCTGTTACGGTACCACATGCAAATGTATTAGCAACTGGACATGCCACAATCACAGTTCCGGTTGCAGGACATACTGTCAGGCCATCTCGAATGATCCAAACCCTATCTCCTGTTTGGGCTGTATAAATTGATTTAAGAATAGAATGTCCACTTTTAACTAATAAATCAGCATTACCTTCAGTTTGTGCAACGGAATTTTTATCGCCCATATAGTAACCATTATTGCTATTGATTTATAAAGATTATATTTCTTAGAAGCCGATTACATACATTCGATGAGTCGAACATTGAACTTCGGTTGAGGCATTTGGGATTTCATCTAAAGGTGATGCTCCGGCTGCGCCAGTTTCAAAGAAATGTAGTGTTCCTGTGGCTGCTGCACAATTTGCTCCTCGTCTGTATTCTACGGCATATCCATCTACGTTACATGCTCCATCAGAATGATTTCCAACGCCAACATATAGAATTGTAGTGATTCTACTACATAATGATAAATCTACTGTATATCCTGCGGCACATGCTGGATATGCACAGGCTCCAATTGCAAAACAAATGATTGCTTCTTTAATCTTACTAGTCAGTTTACCTTGAGGGGTAACTGTTTTTCCAGTAATACCTTCATAATTGGTGTTAACTGTTGTAACAAGTGCCATATAGATATAGTCTATCGTTTTACTTTATAAAGATTGTGTGTGGATATAAAAAAATACTCTTCAAACCCAACTCCGAAGAGGCTAGTTTTCAAATGCTGAGATAGTACTATAAGGTTCTATAGGGTTATATCTCGGATCTTACCTTGCGACCTGAAATGTCGACAAACGGTTTGACCCATTGTCCTAAAGAGTCCTTCTTCTGCAAATCGACCAGTGATATATGGATATCCCGGTGTACGTCTTGTTGCTTCATAGTATTCAGTTGGTATATTTATCATGATACCCAATCGTGGATAACCATAACCTTCTGCATCAGATGTATCTAATGCAAATAGCCTTCCAATCTCATTAGCGTCACAAGCATTGCTTGGGGCGTCTTTGGATGGAATGAATGGAACTCCATATATAGAGTCTACATGAATACCTACTCCGGTTCCCTTGAATGTTTGAATTCCGTTTACATCAATCTGTACTAGGGCTTCGCCATATGGGTTAGCTATCCTAACACTAGGCATGTACAATCCTTGAATTTCGGAATAAACTTCGTGTGAACCGAGGAATACGTTTGGATCTTTACCAGCTTGCACTCTGATTGTTCTTAAGAATGTTCTTAAGGTGTCGTCAGTTAAGATACCGTTTGTACCGATAGTTCCACTAGGTGAAATTACGGTTGTATCAAATGCTGCGTTGGCTACATCTCTATCTACTACAGTTGTGTCTGGTATCCATGGATCGTAGTTGCAAGTTGAGCAACATCCACCAGTGATATCTTCTTCTGCATCAGATGAAACTATTCTATCAAGTGTTTCCCAATCATCAGTTCCGCCGAAGGCACCACAGGCTGTTACTGCGGGTAATTCAACGTCTGCTAGCAACTGTCTATTAAGTAGTTCTTTATGTTGAACTGCTCCGAACAATCTTAGTGAACCGAGTCCACCCCAGATGTCGTCTTTAGAGTGTGTTGCCAACCATTCCATTACTTCTGAAACGGCGATAGGATATTGTACTGTTCTTGGTTTGATATCAATCTCTGCAAATGTTGGAAGTAATGCGTCTGCAATAATTCCGCCTTCTGGTGTACCACCTAATACGGTAACACAACAGTTCATGCAACAAAATTGAATACAATCTGCTTTGGCGGTGATAACCCTCCATCCAGATTTATCCCAAGGGTACTTTGGTAGAATACCAAATGCGTTTGCTTCAAGATTAAGCTGTGCCCATGCATATGCACCGAAGACTGCGTTAAATGTACCAGTGGTACATGTTTGCAGTCGAACATCAGCTTTCTGTAGGAAGTTTCTATTCCAACCGTAGTGTAGTGCTTCTAACTCATCAATTGTGGTGAGTTGATACGGATTTACCATAGTGGCACCTCTTTCTCGGATGGGACATAGTATTTACCTTTCATTATATTACGTGCAATTTGGCTCAGGCCTTCATGTCCAACTGCTCTTGCGTCTGCAAGGATTGGATTTGGGCTTGCTTGTCCTTCAGCTATTGCTTTCTCAACTCTTGAGTAAGCGGATGGCCTTGGGGTTGAAGTTTCCGTTGTTGCTCGTTTTACAATGGTCTCAGTTGATTTGTTTACAAGGTTTTTCTCTTGCATAGCTAGTTTTGGTGGGTCAGTCTCAATTGCATTTTTTGGATCTGAGTCATCAATGCTTGCTTGCTGAGAATTACTTTGATAGGTGTCTGGGACTTTCGTCTTGTCACCAATATCTTCTGAGTCAGACAATTTTGGCTTTAGTGGAAAATCAGTTGGCTCTTCCATTGCTTTGATGGTAGCGTCTTGTTTTACAATACGGCTATCAAGTTTTTCAATGGCTGCTGTGATTCCTTTAAGAGTGTCAATTAGTGACTTGTTCTCTTCAGGTTTCTTCTCTTCTGGTTTTTCCTCTTCTGCTTTTTTCTCGTCTTCAGGTTTTTTCTCTTCCTCTTCTGCTTTCTTTTCCTCTTCAGGTTTTTTTTCTTCTTCTGTCATTATAAGTCCTTATTATAAGAAGAGTTGAGGATGTTTATATAGATTTTAATGCCAATAACTTCAAACGTATTTTAACTGTTTCTAAATCGTCTGCTTTACCTAGACTGTAACCATCATCTTCATGTCCCTGTGATGTAAGTACTTCATCGCGTCCATGTTTCTGTTCTTTTGGTTTCTGTTCACGGGCATCTATCTGTCTATTGTCACCGGGATCTTGTTGAAATGATTCATATGAACCTTTAACACCTGATACCATTATACCCTCTTTCTTTAAACCTTCTGGGTCTCCATCTTGATCTTGTAATGCCTCAGCCGTACCATCAATACCTACTCTAACTTTACCTTTAATTCCATCTTCACTGTTGGCACCACTCATTGTCTGAGCTTGTACACCACCTTCTTTCTTTTTTGGTTTAATTGCTTCTTCTATGGGTTGATCGCAATCATGTCCATCATGAACGCCAACCACGCAGTACTCTGCTGATCCGTACTTTTTGGTATTGCTTCCGTCAACGCAATGAAGGTACGCTTTTCCCGCAATGGGATCGAAACCCCTTTCACCGCCAGTACCCCTAATACCCCTGATTGGTTTTTCCGTAACAAGATTTTCCCCCGGAGTGATGGTCTTTTCTTTTTCATCTTCTCCATCTATAATATCATGAGTTTCTGAACTACCTGCCAAATCGCCGGTACTACTACACATTGGTTTAAGTAATGGTTCCTCTTGTTTTGGTTGTGGATTAAGTGAATCTTTTCCCAATCCAGTAATTCCAACAGAGGCTTCTCCAAGTTCACCTTGACCTCCGGGATAACCTAAACCAGTACTGTGATGTTGTGTACACTGTCCTATGACATCCTCTTGCTTACCGGCAGTAATTGTTGCAGGCTTCTTCTTACCATTATTAGCTTTAAACGCTGGTGGATCTTCTTGGAAAGGATAAGGTTTATTGAGCCCATCTGTTGTTGTCCATTCCTGTCCTTCTTTATCTTTAGGTGGTTCTTTGTCAACTTTTGATGGATCTCTGTCTGTATACTTGACATCCATCCATTTATCAACGTAACACCCAAACTTCGTACATCTTATACATTGGTAGCCATTTCCTCTATCAGTGATATTAGTATCCTTGGTTATATTAGCTTTTGCAAGTCTATTAATATGAGTAATTAATGCCAATGGTACTGCTGGATCTTCACATACGGCAACTTCATAATGTTCTAAATCT